AAGCGCGCGCAAAGGAAGCGGAAAAGATCGCGCACGAAATGGCGGCGCGCCTGACGTCTATCGCGGCAGAACTCGACGACGAGAAGGCGGCGCGGGCGGTACAGGCGAAGGAGATCGACGCGCTGAAAGCACAGGTGACGACGCTCCAGGACACGGTGAAAGCGCACGACAAGGATAAGCAGGTCGCGGAAGCCGAACGCGACGTTGCCACGAAGAAGAATGCTGAACTCGAAGCCGCGCTCGGCACGGCGCAGGCACGGATCGGGGAACTCGAAAAGCGCGTGCAGCACCTTGAGGCGCTGGTGGAAGCGAAGGACAAGGCGTTGGAGATGGTGGCGGACAAAATCGGCGCGGCCATAGAGCGCGTCGTCAAGCCGGCGGTGGACGGCACAGCACCCACCGCGCCCGAACCTGCAGGGTCATAGAAGGGGAATTACTGACATGCGATCATTGATGAAACACGTGCTGCTGTTTGGCAATCAGGGCGGGAGCGCAGAGTTCACGCCAAAAAGCCTCCCGAATCTGGTGCTTTGGTACGACGGCCTTGACGCCGCCACGATGTGGCAGGACACCGATGGCACGACGCCGGCTGCTGCTGGTGAAGTGGTGGGACGGTGGGATGATAAATCCGTCAGCGCCAAACATGCTACACAAAGCGCTGCCGCTAAAAAGCCGAAGCGCTATGCGGATGGCGGAGTGTTTTTCGGGGATGGAGCAGTAACATTCCTAGCGTTTTCGACGCTGACGACAACGAGCGTGTCCCCCACGTTCTTTGTTATCTACGATGTCACATCACTCAATACGGCAAATGTCCTCTTGGGCGGAACAGCAACAACTGTAGGGGCTGGCGGAACGTATACCAACCTCGCCGGGTATTCTATCTCTCGCAATGGCATCGGTCGCCAGGCGACCGAAGAACCGACCGACAAAGGCGTTGTAATGTATAACCCGTCAATGCTACGTCGGAACGGCGCAGAGGCGAGCTACAGTGCAACCCCTTCAGCGGGCGCTACAACCGGAACACCAGAGGGTGCATACGAGCTATACAATGTTGGCACGCGCGAAAACAGCACAGCAGCTTACCCACATCGGGGGCGTATCTACGAGATCGCTGTTTATGACCGTACGCTCTCGTTGAGTGAAATGCAAGCATTTGAGACCTATGCAGCCGCTAAGTGGGGCATTACGCTAGTCCCTTAAATGGCGGGGGCAGCCCCGCGCCGGAACCCGACGCCCTCACGTCACTGCTTTCCAGCGCATCAAGTGGCCAAACAGTAGCGGTTCCCGAAGGCACATACAGCGGCAGCTACACCGTCCCCGCAGGCGTGACCTTACAGCCTGAAGCTGGCGCGCGGGTCTTGATCGACATTGCCAACGAATTTGATATGCGCGGCGCGACCGTCAAGGATATCGAGATCATGAGCAGCGACACGGATCGCGCCGCGCTGCAAACGGGTATCAACATGAGCGCCGTCAACACACGATTGATCGGTTGCATCGTTCACGACATCCACAACAGCGGCGTGAACTGGTTTGGCGGCGGCATCGGTGAAATCTCGGAGTGCGTGTTCTTCAACAACGGCTACCGCGAACCGGATAACAGCGGACACGGCCACTGCATCTACTCGCATAATGCCCCCGGCGGCGATCTGCGGATCGATAACAACATCCTGCTCGGCGGGCTTGGCAAATATGCGCTCCACATCTACAGCGGCGGCGCAAACGCGCTCAAGGATTACACCGTCACGCGCAACATCACGCTGCGCCGGCCCACGATTGTCGGCGGCGGCTTGGGTGTTTCCAATTTGACCTACAGCGAGAATGTGCAGCACGCGAATGCGATCTACATCGGGCGCTACAGCGACAATGTCGATTGCACCGTGACCGACAATCTGTACAGCGGCGGTGCGTTCATCGAGATCACTGACTTTGAAACCGTCACGGAGTCCGGCAACGCGGAAGTGACCGCCGAGCGCGTAGTGATCTACCCCTGCACACAATCGACGCGCAAACTGGCGCACATCGCGGTCTTTAATCCCACTAACGCGACCACCGTCACCATCGACCTTGCGGCGCTTGAACTGGAAGCCGGCGATTACACGCTGAGAAACGCGCAGAACTTGGCCGAAGCCCACGCCTTCACACTTGGCGAGAGTGCGACCGTTACCCTGCCAATGGATGGATGGACAGCGGCGCGGCGCATCGGGGAGCCAGATGATGACGTGGGCAGTCCGGGACGCGCGTTCGGCATCTTCATCCTCGAACGGACATAGAAGGCGGCTTCTCTCAACTCAAGGGAACTCATGACACGACCGGCAGGCATCCACGGCCTGAACCTGACCGACTTCGGCATCTCGCGCGATAACGCGCTGGCGGACATCCGGCGCATGGCCGGCGCGTTCGTGCTGGTACGCAATAGTCCGCAGCTCGCGGAGATGTGCGCTGACTTGGGCGCGCGCGTCATCTACCGGCAGGCTGGCGACGATCCCGGCGCATCTCCGCTGGCGACCGACCCCGCCGAGTTCGTGCGCGTTCGGGCAGCAGCGGCACCGACGGCGGCGTACATCCATACCACGAACGAGGTCGATCCGCCGAGCGCGGCGCTGCACACATGGACGGCGCGGGCGCTGGACTACGCCGACAGCATCGGGCGCAAGCTGTGCATCTACAATTTCGGCACCAATAAGTCGGAAGCGGACTGGAACGAAGGCCGCGCCAACTTGCAGGCGGCAGCACGCGGCGGCCACGCCATCGGCGCGCACTTCTACCCGGACGGCACGCACGACAGCGGCGGCATGGACTTCCTGCGCGTGCGGGAGCAGATCGGCGGGCTGTGGCTGCTGACCGAGTTCGCCTACATTCAATCGATCTTCGACGCCAATCGCGGCTGGCGCGGCAATCTGTCGGTGGACGACTACCGGAACTTTATGCGCCGGTGGAGCGAGTGGGCCGCGCTGCACAACCTGCCGCTGCTGTGGTTCGCCTACGAGCATTGGCCGGTGAGCGACGAAGGGCGCGCGTCCGGCTTTGGCCTGATCGACGCGCCGCCGCTGATCGCGGAATTGGCGACACTCAACACTCGACATACATTCAAGGAAGTGCGACCCATGCCCGATTACCCCTTCCCGCCCGACAGCGCCGCGTGGCAGCGCGGCACGTTCGCCAGCCGCGCCGACTATGCCAACGTGCGCGCACAGCCGGCCACCAGCGCCACGATTGCCGGACGTCTCGACAAGACGCCGCAGGCCGGCGCGTGGGTCGCAACCGACGTCAAAGAAGCCGCCGGCACGTGGCACGCGCTCAAACTCGACAGCGGCGCGCAGGGCTACGTGCGCAGCGACGTGGTGGTGTTCGCCGCCGCGACCGAGCCGGAACCGGAACCGCCGACCATCCCCGATCCCGGCACGCTGTACAGCCCCTGGTTAACGAAGGATGAAGTTACGCAGCTTGCCGACCTGTATGAAGCGGCGGCGGCCATCTACCGCGCCGCCGCCGACCGCATCACCATCACCGAAGTGGAACATTTAGGAGTGAGCGCGTATAGCGCAAAGGAGTCGCAAAGCATGGACGTTACCCCCGTTGTCGGGCCGATCATGGCCATTCTCAGATCGCGCAAGTTCATCGTGGCGGCGGCTTCGCTGCTGATCTCGCTGCTCGTGCTGGCCGTCCCCGACCTGGCCGAGGTGCGCGGAGAACTGCTCACGCTACTCGTGGCGTTCGGGCTGGCGCTGATCGGCGGCATCACCATTGAGGACGCTGCCGCGAAGGGGCGCGAGGCTGCGGCTGCACCGGCTGTCCCGCCGGCAGAAGCGATCCTTGATCTCGTCAAGGCCGCGCTTGAAAGCATGTTTGACCGCGCGGAATTGGAAATCGTTGATCAGTCTATCGAACTATCCCCCGAAGAAGTGGACACTATTGCGGAGTCGGTGCGGGCAAAGCTGGCCGCTGCGCCCAAGCCTGACGGCGCGCTCGGCTAACAGCACCGCGACACGCGCAAACAAAAGCACCCCCTGCGGGGTGCTTTTTTGTTGCATGGCGGCGGGTGCTAGGGCGTGTCCGTGTCTTCCACATACCCGCGCCCCTTGCAGCGCCAGCACAGCGCCGGCGCGTGCGGCGCGAACTTCTCGCCCCTGCACAGCGGACACACGCGCCGCGTCAGTTCCTGCAGGCGCGCGTCCAGCAGCGCGAGTTCGGCGGCGGCGTCGTGCGTCGTGTCGAGTGTGCGCGCAGCTTCAAGCACGCTCCACCGCCTTAGTATACACGCGGATTGACGCACCGCGCTTCGCAAGTTCAATGGTGACGTCCGCCTTGCGCTCGGATAGCGCCGCCCACACCTGATCGGCGTCGCGCTTGCGGTGCCACGCGGCGTTGCACTCGCGGGTGAGCGCGTCCGCTTCGGCGCGCAACTCGTCGTCGCTCATGGTCGTGATGTCGCGGGTGTTCATTCGTGCGCCTCGCTTTCGTACTCGTCAACGGCGCGACCGTATTCTTCGGCCAGCGCTTCGATGTCGCGCTCCTGCTCTGCTTTCGTCAGCGGGCGGTGCGCTTCATCAATGGTCACTCGGACAATTCGCCCAGTGACCTTGTGCCAGCCGCGCTCTACCGCCCACGCCGTTTTCTCCATCTCGACGGAAGAATGGGTGCTTTCAACCATACCAATGCCGATGAAAAACTGCGGCTCATCGTCAAAGATCGATTCAAAGGCTTCGACCGCCTTGTCGTGGTCACTGAACACGCCGAGCAGGAAAGTATCCGTAGGATCGGCGTCGTCAACATCCCTGTACGCCTTGTACACCGCCACATACACGTCACTCACCGCTGCTCTCCTTCTGCGCCATCAGGCGCATATACTCGAACTCGACGCGCAGCCAGTACGCCGCGCGCTCCATGCTGCCGTAGTCGCGCAGCGCCCGCCGCACGAACACCGCCGCCGCCGGCTGCCCGCAGTTGAGCGCCGCCGCAGCGTCGTCGATCAGCGCCTGCACCGCTGCGGGGGACGTGTGGTAGTTCTGCGCCAGCGCGCAGGCGGTGTAGCTGTAGATATGCGTTTGCGGCGCTTCTAAGGCCGGTAGGTGCGTTTTTACGGTAGAACGCGGCACGTCTATGCAGGACGCCAGTGGGTCGGTCTTAGCGGCGCGTCTGCGCCGACGAGCGAGAATGACTTCCGGCAGCGCGTAGGCGATGACGACGAACGCCGTCACAGCGATGGTGATAGCGGCAAGATTACCGATCATCGCGCATCCATCCAATTCGTCCACTTTGGATCGCCAGTGTAAGCGTATTCGGTTGGCTCATGCTGAAGTGCCAATTCTCCGCTGTCATCCCAATAACACTCAAGGAAACTGTACTTCTCTTGAATGGCCGCCATTTTCTCACGGAATACGCGCAGGGCTTCGGCTTCAGCAGCATCGAGTTTGTCTCGCGCCGGCTGAGTCGCGGTTGCATATTTCATTCGTGCCAGTGACATGAGTAAGCCAAACATGTCTATATCGATCTTGCTCGTCCTAAGTCGCTGTTTCGCTTGAGTTTCCGTGACAGAATATTCTTGTTGCGCTAGTGCAGCCTCGTGCTTGAACTCAGCCAACGCCTCATCCTTAGCAGCAAGGTACTCCGCCTCGGCTCGCTGTTCTTCGAGGATACGCTCGTAGTCCATCCGTTTCGACAAGTCCTGCAGATTCATCGCGCCACCGCCTCGACCGGCTGCAGCAGGCCCACCAGCACCGACGCCATGCGCGCCTTGTAGCGCGCAAACGCCGTCTGGTGGCGATCGCGGTCGTATGTCTCGTCTTCGAACACGGTGATGTAGCGCAGGTAGTGCGCTGTTTCGCGTTCGTAGCACGTCTCACGCGCGTCTGCCGACAAGCGCACGTACACGGCATTGTCGAGCCACCAGTACCAGCCCTGTTTGCCCACCGGCCCGTCGGGCATGGCGGCAATCGCGTCAATCGCGGTCGCGTTGGGCGTCTCGGCCAGGAACTCGTCAAGCCACTTGAGCAGGCCGAGCGGCGCGTCCCATGCGCGCAGCAGAACAGCGAACTCTTGTGCGGTCATTCGCCTGCCTCGCTTTCGGCGACGATGCGTACCATGTACACGCGCTTAATCGCGCCGTTTGCGCTGATGTCAGCGGTGGAATACGGACCACTATCGCGTGCGCCGAAATCGATCCACCGCAGCGGCTGCTTGGCGTGGCGTTCACATGCGATCTTGGCGTCAAACATGGTGCGGAACTCTCCGAGAACACGGTCGCGCCGCGCGCCCGTGTAGGAGAATGACTTGGCTTTGAATGTTGCCATGTGCTTCGTGCCTCCTGTGCTATACTGAAGGCCGGCGCGGGTGCTGTTTGGCGACTTGCCCGCGCCGGCGGCGACGGCGGCCTGTATTGGCCGTCGTTTGCTAATAGGGAATGTCGTCCTCAGTGGCGGCTTCGTCGTCACCCGCCTGCGCTTCCCAACGCGCCTCGGCGTCGTCGGCTTCGTCTTCGCTGCGCCAGATGGCGTCGAGTGTGTACAGCGGGTCGTACATCACGCACCTTCCTGCGCGTACACGTACAGCACACCATCGACATCACCGAATAGCCCGTAGCCCTTTTGCCACACACGCCAGCGGGCGGCGGCATGGTCGCGGTGCTGCTGCGGCACGTCAAGATCGCTGGTGATTGCCATCATGACATTCAAGCGCGCGGCCCCTGCGGCGTCCCCTGCGGCGGCCCCTGCGGCGGCCCATGCGGCGGCCCCTGCGGCGGCCCGTGCGGCGGCCCGTGCGGCGTCCCCTGCGGCGGCCCATGCGGCGGCCCATGCGGCGGCCCATGCGGCGTCCCCTGCGGCGGCCCGTGCGGCGTCCCCTGCGGCGGCCCCTGCGGCGGCCCGTGCGGCGGCCCATGCGGCGTCCCCTGCGGCAGCCCCTGCGGCGTCCCCTGCGGCAGCCCATGCGGCGGCCCAAGTCGGCGCGGTAAACAGCTTCCATGCCGGATCAGGATCGCCATCCGGCATGAAAAATGGCACGTCCTTGATCGACGAGACGAACTCCTGCGCGGCTACCCACCATTCGGGCACCGGAGCAGGGCGCAGCAGACGCGCACGCCGGTAGGCGATCTTGTCGTCGCCTTCGCTGTCGCTGTCGCCTGCGCCTTCTGCCTCGTAGACGGTCGCGTCCCATTCCATCCAACGCGCGTAGGGCTGCGTCGTCAGGTGCAGGCCGTTTTCGCAGACGACGATCTCGCCATCGGCTTCGTGCCACGCGCCCGGCGTCCATGTGCCATCCGCGTTCTGCGTGGGCAGCGACCATTCGAGGCTTCCGCCGTGACAGGACTTGCCGTCAACGAGTACCTTGTAGAGTGTGGTCACGCGCCCACCTCCTCTCGCAGCGCCCGCTTGCCAAGCTGCAGCTTGCGCAGGCGGCTGTTCGTCTCGGCGCTGCGATCCCACACCGCGCTTTCGATGCCCGCGCGCACGCCTTCCACCGTCGTCAGTTGCCAGCCGAATACGGCCTCGCGGACGTTGATCGCCGTGCGCTTGCCGTTGTCCGCGCCGCCGACCGTCTGCGCGACGTGCCAGTATTCGACGATCCACCCGTCGCCAGATGGCGCGACGCCGACCACGTTCGCCAGCTTCGGATTGCGACCCTGCAGGTCGGTGACGACCACGCGAATCGGGTACACGTGCTGTCTGCTGTTTGCGTTCATGTCTCTCTCCTAGTGCGTGTACGTGCTGCGATTGGCGAGTTTGGTCAGCGCGTCGATGCGCTTCTGAAGCCGCGCGATCTCGCGCCGGCAGCGGAATTGATCGCGCGTGTTACCGCGCAGTCCGGCGGCGTGCGATCCCTGCTTCAGCTTCCCGATCTGCTGCACGATGGCGACGATCTCGGCCTTCGGGTCGGTGGTGCGGGTGTTGGTTGCCATTGTGGTTCGTCTCCTGTAGGTGATAAGTGCGAGTTTCAATTTGTAAGCTACACCTTTCATTTTAAGCGCAAAAGAATTTATTGTCAACATGTTCGCTTGAGATATTTGCGGATTTACGCGGGGGAGTTTACTCGTCTGGTAGGCAACTCATGACGACCATTTTGATGATCGCCACACTACACCTACAAAATACCTGCCGCTAATCTTCGGTGATGACGCCGCAGATTTGGCCGTGGTCAGCGACCAGGCGGTGCTTGCCGAGCAGGATGCGCAGGCGCTGATTGATCTCGCGCTCCGACAGCGACCAGAAGGCTTCGAGCGTCATAGCGCGGATTTCGTCAAGGGTCAGCGCCTGCACTTCGGCCAGCGTTTCGTCGGCCTGCGCCTGATGCGTGAGCCGGTGCTTTTCGTTGTCGAGGATGATCAGGCGATCCGCCAGCGCCTGAAGCTGCTGCCGGTAGATCGGCTGTATGCTTTCCGCCGCCGACGCCTGTTCCATGATCAGACGTTCGATCTGTTTGTGCAGGTGATCGCGCTCGGTTTCTACCGCCGCCAGCGCCTTCGCCGGCGATGGGCTGGCCGCTTCAGGCGGCTGCGCAAGGATGGCCGGCAGTTCGCCGTCAAGCAGGCGTTCAAGGATGGCGGCGAAATATGCGTCCAGGTACGGCTGCCGCACGAAGTTACGCTGTGAGCAGGCGCTGCGCCTTGTCAGCGGGCGCGCGCCGGGGACGCACATCACGCCATAGCGCCTGCCGCGATTGGAGCGCACCGCCAGCAGCGACCCGCACTCGACGCAGCGAATAAGGCCGCTGTAGCGGTAGGTGGTATTGGGCCGGCGGCGTCCGTAGATGTCGCGCCGGCGCTTGAGTTCTGCTTTCACGCGCGCCGCCAGTTCGCCGGTGTAGACGGGTGGGCAGGTATTGCGGAACATCAGCACCCCATCCGGCACGCGCGCGCTTTCGTCGTAAAGCCATTCGTAGTCGTTGCGCGTGCGGGCCGGCGTGTACCAGTGGCGGGCGGTGTGTCCCCAAAACTGCGGCGTCAAGACACAGTGGCGCAGCTGCCCCGGCGCGTAAGGCTGGCCGCGCTCATTCACGTGTCCGAAGCGCTGATACAGCACCGCTTCGATCTGCGACCACCCTACCCCTTCAAGGATCAGCACCGCGAGATCATCCCACAGCCTGCGCTTGCTGCCGTCTAGTTCGAGCCGCAGCGCGCGCCCGTTAATCGGGTCGCGTATGACAACGTGCGCCATCATCGGCTTCTGGCCGGCAGGCAAGCCGCGTTCCGCCAGCTTGTCTTTGCCCTTCGTCAACATCTCGCGTATCCAGCGCATTTCCTTGCGCGTCGTGTATGCCTTGACCATTGCGAAGATGTCGCTGTTGTGCGCGTCAATCCAGCCGTCATTAAACGAATAGATGCGCGCGCTGCAGTCGTCAATAATGTACTCAATGATTTGGTGAATGAGCGACGGGCTGCGCGCAAAGCGATTGGCGTCGCGGCAGATGAAGACGTCAAAGTCGGCGGCTTCAAAGTGTTCAATCAGTTTGTCGAAGGCGTCGATGCCGCGACCGCGCGCGTCGGCGGCCAGCTTTTCGAGCGTCTTGTAATCGCGGCTGTGGCCCGGCACGCGCAGCACGTCAACGATCTGCCAGCCTTCGCGCTCACACAGCGCCCGCGCGTCGTCTTCCTGCGCCTGCAGGCTGTAGTGTTCGTCTTCGTCGGCCTGGGCGGTGGTGGAGACTGCCGCCCATATGATCGCGCGGAGAGTCATGGGAGAATGTCGAAGTTGTTCTCAAGCATATACGCAGCATTATCGAGCGCAAGGCCGTGGGCATCGACCAGCCTGTTGAATGTTCGCGCGGTGCTTGCCTGTCCCAACTCGGCTGCCTGATCCGCAGCGAGGCGCAGCAGCGCAACAGTAAGCGTCTCATCGAAGACGCGCCCGACAACGATCCCTGTCTTCTGGCCGAGCCAGCAAGCCGGCAGACTGGGCGCGACTTCACCCCACCACTGCCGCTGCACATCGCTGATCGCGGCGATCACCTCAATGCGCGCGGCGCGATCATCGCTGTCCAGATCGCCAATCACAGCGCTGACGCTTGCCATGTCGAAATCGGCCAGCGCCGTCCAGATCGCCAGCACTTCGGACGCATTGCACGCCGGCAGGGCTTCGTCTTCCTGGGCGCTGACATCAAACGGCAGCAGGAACAAAAGTGCAAGCAAAACAGCAAGAACACGAGACATGACGAAACTCCCAACGTTCTTATAACGCAATCAAGCCTATACTATACCTATGCGGGCAGTCCTGCCCACTTGCTAATAGAATACCTGTTCTAATATACTATTCAAAAAGGAACTCTAAGCTATGGCACTCACCGCAGAACAGCGCCAGATGTATATCGCGCACATGACCGCCAACGAGCTATTCGCCCTTGACGTCATTCTCGCTTTGGCGCGCGCCGGCGCTTTTGACCAGGATGACGTCAATCGCCGCGCGCAGATCATCGGACAAGCGTTCGATCTGCTCAAGGCGCAGGGTGTCGGACGCGGGACGCCCCGTTAACGCCTCGAAGTACGGCTTGATCTCCGGGTAAGCAAGCACCAACAGAATCAGCGCATTGGTGTTCGTCGCCTTCGCTAATTTCAACAGGAAATCTATCGAAGGCGACTTGACTTCCCGCTTCCCCGGATTGATCACCGCTGAAATGCTGACATTGGCCACGCCGACAAGCCGCGCAAACTCGCGCACGGACATGTGCCGCTTGTCGATCTCCGCTATCACAAAATCTCTCAGAGTCTCCATCATTGACCCCCGCTGCTGCCCACTATTGTATTGACTTTAGACCGTTAAGGCTATAAAATGATAGGTGTACCTTTCATTTGTAAGGAGGACACATTGACCCCTATTCGTCAGCGGAAAGCAGCAGCACTTGATCAGGCGATGACAGCCGTCAGCATCCGCGCCCCGCGCAGCTATGTGCAGGCGCTGAAGGCACTGGCGGCCAGCCGTGGCCTGACCATCGGCGATCTTGTCAAGGATGCGACCGATGCGGCCTATGGCGAGGCACTCCAGCCTCACATAGATTTTTTTACCGAGCGTGAAAGGCGCACCTCTCAAATTGTGAGGCAGAAATGACATCACGCCCGGATTTCCGCCCGCTTCCGGCAGACGCGCAAGCACTCACGGCAGACCACGCCCGCGCGATTGCCGGCGGCAGCGTGCCACTCGCGCTGTCGGGACTTGTCACTTCACAGTATACCCCCGTTTCCAAACGTTGCGCCGACACACCAGTTTCCGAGCGAAGCGCATGAGTGAATTGGCACCGCAACTCGACTTCCGTGTAGATGCGGAATTCCGCGACAACATCCCGCCGCTGAGCGACGCGGAATATGCGGAGCTTGAGCGCCTGCTGATCAATGAAGGGTGTCTGCACCCCCTGATCGTGTGGGAAGGCGAAGGCATCCTTGTAGACGGGCATCACCGGCTGCGCATCTGCGAACAGCATGGCATCGACTACGAAGTCAAGCTGATGCCGTTCCTGTCGCGTACGCACGCGCTGCTGTGGCAGCTTCGGCATCAGCGCGGGCGGCGCAACATCAGCGACTACCAACGCGACCTGATGGCGCTGCGTGAGCAGGAACTGCTAAGCGAGATCGCGCGGGAGCAGCAAGGAACGCGCACAGACCTTTGTCCCAATTGGGACAAAAGTTTCGAGCCAATTCACTCATGGCAGCAGGCCGCCGAGCATCACGGCACGTCGCGCGGATCGATGCACCGCACTGCACTGATCGAAGCGAAGGCACCGGAGCCGATCAAGGCGAAGGCGCGGGCGGGCGAACTGTCGCGCCATGCCGCCTACGAACTGACGAAAGCGCTTGAAGACGTGCCGCAGGACGTGATCGACGTGGTGACGGCGTGGGACATCACCGACGCCGAGCTTGTACCGCTGCTGATGCAGCAGTACCG